TCCATTTGGTTCTGCTCTAAAATTAGCAATATCATTTGGCGGTGTTGTTTTACCAATTACCAGGTGATTTGCAGTTACATAAGAACTTGAAACTCCGATTGTGTTGATAATTTTTCCGCGTAAATTATAAGTGACACCGTCCTCAACATTTGAAATTATAAAAGTATTATTACTTGATCGTCCCGCAAATATATAAGTCGAGTCCGTTGATTTTTTATATTCTAATTCATATTGTCCAATAAAAGCTTCAGTTGGTTCAGCTATTGTTGCAGTTAAATCAACTGAAATAATACCATCATTTGAACTTGTTAAACCATCGCTAGTTGTTATTGATGATGGCGCAGTAACGCTAGTTGGACTTGGTAAAGATATTGCGCTTGCAGTTGCTAAAGTTACTTGTTCAGAACCCGCGCTAAAATCAAATACTGCGTCTGCGTATTCTTGCGCTACTATACTTACCGATAAATCAGCATTTAAAGTATAAGCTAAAATATAAAATTTTTTAGCCGTAAAACCTAGTTTCGTGTTTGTTATTGCAATAACATCACCCACGCCTAAATCTAAATGTTCAGGTTTAAGCATTATATCTAAAGTCATCATTTGTCGCGATTGTTTTAAAACAATCAGCGCCAAACGTTGTGCTTCAACCGCATTAGTTGTAAATGGTAATTCTATTTCATTTATAATAGTTTCACCATCGCTTGTTTGATAACTTGAACTTTCCTGAGTATTAAATTCTTTAATGCTATAATTGGTATCAGCGTCTATAAAAGTACCTTTAACTTTATTATATAATTGCGAACGTTTTGGTCTTGTAGCAATTTTTAAATCACCCGCAAAATCGTCATCTGTTAAAGTTCTTGTTGAACTTGTTGCTTTACCAACTTTTAATTTAAACTTTCCTTGTTGAAAAGTTAAAGTACCCGCGCAACTGCTTATTAAATCCTCAATAACCTCTACGGGTTTTCTATTTAATAAAATAACACCATTACAAGTATAACGGCTTTGTGTTCCGCCCGTTATTGAAATACTATCGTTACAATCTGCGTAAGCTTGCGCAAAAGTTGTCGTATCAATTTCACTTGCACTTGCCCCAAATCCGTCGCTTGATCTTAAATAATCATAAATTACATTTGCGGGATTATTAGAATAAGCAGTTGCAGTTGTTGAAACATTATAAATTTTTTTACCCTCAATAACTGCACTAATATTTGGTATTCCGTTAGGGTAAACATCAACATCATAAGTTAATTTTACCATCAAATAAGCAATACCTCTTAATCTATGGTCGCTTGTCCAAACTGTACTTGCACCATCTAAAACCGTGTCAACTGTTTGTGTACTTGACCCTGTGTGTTTTATAATTTGTGCTTTACCGTTAAAAGTTCCTGTATTTACATTACCTGAGCCGTCTAAATGTCCACTTTGTATTTCTGTATCATTAAAAAAAACTGAACCTATGCTATTTACTTCGTGTCCGCATAATGCAATTACCATATATAAATCTGCATTATTATTTAATGTTTCAGCGTGAACTATTGCACCACCTTTACGGACAGTTCCATAAATAATTGATCTATCAGCAACAGGACTACGAATTAATGCTTTTCTTACAATAGCCTCATTTGTAAAACTTTGAAAGTCAGGTTGTTTAGGTTTACCCGCTAATTTTTTATAAGCAAAACTTAAAACCGCACTTGCAATAAATGAAAAAGCAAATTGTTTTAGACCGCCTGATAATAAACCACGCCAACCACCTTTTTTTGCAATATGTTTTAAAAAGGGGTCTGTAACTGTTTTAACTGCGCTTTCAACCCACGATATAGGATTCCAACCCATTAGTTATCTACCCCCCAAAACAATTCTTTTTCTGCAACACTATCAACAAACTCTAAACCTTTGTCGCCTGAGTATAAATTTTGTTGTTCCTCGTTTGTAAATCTTGAAATTCTTGGACGTTCCCAATCTATTAATCTGTTTTCTATATCTAATTCAATTGTTGCAGTATCAGATAAACTAATTGCCATTGTATCTACTTTGCCAACAAAAATTACGAACGGGTCGTCAACTAAAGCATAACTACTATTTAAAAAACCTAAATATACTGTTGCAGAACTACCTTGATATTCAGTTGTTAATGCAATTGAAACATAAGTTGACGGTATTCCTGTTAAAGTTAATTTTAAACCGTTTGCTTGTAACTCCGAAGTTTCTTCAATATCTGATAAAGTTCCAATTGTCCCCGCGCCTAAATAACTTTGACTATCAAAAGTAATATTTCTATCACTAGAGTTTAAATGAGTAGTTGCACTAGGAAATTCTAATTTTATAAAATAAACGGGTCTTATTACATCATCGTTTAAGACGTTACTGTTATTTGTTGAAAGCGTCTTAACCATTTTAAAAAACCTCTAAACCACTAAAGCTTATTCCATAAATTGTTGAATTATTAATATTATAAGTTGTACTATCGCCTGTTAATTTCATTGTGCATACAGGATTTGTCGTCGTTATACTTGCGTTATCGGACGGACTTGATCTTAGACTTGGAACGAAATTAACAGTAACGTCGCCAGAACCATCGCTAGTTGCGTCTGCCGTTACCATTTTTAACTCACTATTAACTGAAAAAAAATCACCCGCTTTTAAAACTAAAGTTGAAGCCGCCGCACCGTCTAAAGTTAAACTTGTTCCTGTTTGACTTGCGCCGTCAACTAATAAAGTTGACCCCGCAATCGTACCTGAGGGCGAACGATGGTTTGGGTCATATCCACTAAAACTATGCACTCTACCTTGTAGTCTTTGTAAAAAACCTATGTATTCTAAAGCATTTGTTTTTTTCATTGGCGGTAAATTAAATGTTGCGTACCATCTAGCGCCTGTTAATTCTGAAACCTGAATACTATTTGATAAAGGACTTTCAAAAACTTGGTTATTATTTTCTAATCCAAATTCTACTGAACTAAATCCAATAGTTGTCGGTATTGTGTAAGTTGCCATTATGCTTTAACTCCTAAAGCCCTTGCAAAAGAACCGCCCCTATTTCTAGCGTCCATTACTCCGTTTAATGCTTCTTGTTTAATTAAAGGTAACATACCAAATATTTCTGCTCTTGCAGTATCACTAACATTTGGCATTATGTTAATTTCTTGAACAACTTTAATACTATCTGAACCACCAAGTTTATTATTAGGTGTTATATATCCTGATTTAGAGGGCGTAAAAATTTCCATTCCGCGTTCGCCTACAAGATAATTTCTTCCACTTTGTACTGCGCCACCCATAGCCCTATGTGGATTTGGAAAACTAAATGTAGTTGAATTACCACCACTAAATATACTTCCAAATACACCTCTTATTGCACCGCCTAAACTTTCGCCTAAAGGTTTTGTAATAGCTTCGGTATAAGCAATTCTTATAATATCCTGCGAAATTTTTTTTAATACATCACTAAATTTTTGTGCTTCAAATACTGCATTTTCAAAATTTTTAGCAATACTTGAACCAAAAGTATCGCCTGCGTTTTCTAATCTTTTAATTTTATCTTCCATAACTGAGTATTCATCTTTTAATTTATCCGCAGTTTTCCCCGCGTCTGCCATAGCGCTATCTTGTTCGTTAAGACTTTCACTTACAACATCAACGTTCTTTTTAAAACTTTCTAAAATTTTTATTAAATTTGCTAAACTAAATTCGTAATCTTCAATTTGTTTTCTATTTTTTTTACTAAATGGGTGTTGTATTACTTCTATTGCTCTTAATAAAGAAACTCTAAAATCACCAATACCTTGAATTAAACCCTCAAACATTTTGACGGCTTTAATACCAAAGTCTATTAAATCTTTAGCACCTACATTAGCGAAATCTTGTATTGAACCGTTTGCGTCCTCAATACTTGTTAAAACTTTTTCTCTAATTGCTTTTGATAATTTTAAAAAAGCAGGACTGACGTTAGCAACTAATTGATTTACAATATTAAAAAATACTGTTTTTAATCTTAATACACTATCGTTAAAATCTTCTACTGCTTTAACTTGCTTACTATTTAAAGAACCAAATCTATCACTCTCAATTGCAAAAGCTTTTAAAGCTTCAGAACCACCTCTTAAAACATTTATTAATTCTGCACCACGACCGCCAAATATCTCTTGCGCGTACTTTAATCTTAATGTTTTATTTTCAACTAAATCTAATCTATTGGCAATTAAACCAAGTATAGCCATTTGATTGCCGTTAACCGCGTTAGCGTCCTTAATGGAAATGCCAAGTGCTTTAAACGTTTGTGTGGCTTCCCCTGTCCCTTGTAAAAAATCACCAAAGTTATCAACTAATCGTCTTGTTGCTTTTGCAAAAGTTTCAAATTCAATACCGTTAATTTCGGAAGCTAGTTTTAATGTCTGTAAATCTTTAACTGCAATACCAAGAACGCCTGACATTTTTCCTAAACGGTCGGTTGCTATTAATGAGTTTCTTATTAATAAACCCATACCCGCGATACCAACTGCCCCTGTTAATGCAGTTTTAAAATTAAATACGGCTTTAGTAATACCTTTTAATCCCCGTCCTATCTGACCGAACGCCTGTTTAGTCTTATTAACGGCGGTTATTTTAAAATTTATTCCTTTTTGTGCCATATTATCTCTTGTTCTTTAATCTTTCAGTTTGAAATTTTTCTTTTTCAGCTTTAACTTCTAAATACATAAACCAACTATCAAACTCTACTTTTGACATATTATATATTTCACTAATATTTTTATTTAGCTTTTCTGCTAAAAAAAATATTGCATAAAAGTCAGGTTCTAAACGAAGTTTTTTTTTACGTCGTCCTCATGAATTTCATTCACAATAAACGAACCTAAACTTTTTATAATATCAACGTCGGCTTGATTTAATAGTTTTTCTTTGTCAGCTACACTAAACGCCCTATCGCCATTTTCTTTTTCGGCTTTCATTATAATAGCGTCAACTAACATCGTTACCTCATCTTTTTTTGCAGATTGAAATAATCGTCTTGTTTCAGAAACGGTTAATGGACTTATAAAATAAGTCACTCCCCATTCCTCTATTGTAATTGATCTTTTTTTCTTTTCCCCAAAATGTGCGATAACTTTGTCTATATCTGACATAAATTATTATACTGTGCCTATTGTAACTGCGCCTGTAACTTGGAAACCAATTGATCTTTCAACTATTCCATCGTGAGTTTGTGCAACTCCAACTGAAGTTATAATTGCGCTTCCTGTATAATATGTATCGCCTGAAGTTGCGCCCTCAGGGTACAAATTTAAAGTTACTGTTGCGCCAATAGTACAAGCGACTTGACCGTTTGTATCTGTTTCGTCCCAAAAACAATCCATAGTTCCTGAAGAACTTGATTGTGTTGCTGAATATGTTTTAACTGTATCGCCTAATTTAGTTGTTTCAACCGTGTCTTGCGATTGATCTAAAGACCACGATCTTAATTCTGCAATTGCATTAGCACCAACTTTTACAGTTCCCGAACTTCCTGTGTGTGTAGCCATTATTTTTTATCCTTATTAATTGTTAATTTACTTTTTGTTTGTTGTTTAATAATTGGTTTAGGATTTTCTTCAGAATATCCTTTACTTTTAAAATATTCTAATTGGTTATCCCAAATCTCAACTTTATTATTGTCTTTTACGACTATAATTCTTTTTGCCATATATTATCCTAACGTTTCAGGGTCAGCTTTAGTTGTTATATAATGAACATTAAAAGTCATTTTAATAACGCCTAATTGTTGATTGCCTATATTTTCTAATTCGTATTCTGTATTAGTTAAAAATGTTTCTTTAGCGTGTCCGCCCCTTGTTAAATCAGTTGCCATAGCAACCTCAACTTCTTTTGCAATAGTATCAAGTGTTTCATCTATATTTGCCGTTGCTTTTGCAAATCCCTCAACTTGTATTTCTAAATTACGTTCAATCTTACCTATACTAGATAATTCGCTTGTTTCTGTATTACTATAAATATTTAATAAAGGTAATTTACTTAATTCATTTGGATAAACACGGGACTCAAAAACATTTGAACCCGTTGTTGTTAATCCTGTTAATGTTGTTGTAACATTATTTCTAATACTTGTTCTTTTATGTGCCATAATTAAGCTTCACTCAAAAATAATTCTGTAATTCCTGTACCATCTTTTAAAATGTTATTAACGGTGTAATTTACAGAATTAATTACAACAGGGTCGCCAAAATCAGCATTTGTTATATCGCTAGTCTTAACAGTTACTTTAGGTTGGTTTGCAGTTATACCCGCATTATCCCCTACGTCTATTGTAGTCATTTCATTATCAAATATTCCTTTGATCGTTGAAGCTGAACCGCCAATAGTGATTGTTACACTATCCGCGAACTCATCTGTATCAAAAAAAATTGATCGTTCTGTTGTACTCTCTATCGCCATAACTTTTTTACCACCCCTATTAGCATTTAGATATGCACCACCCCAAAGTTAAGCGATAAACTTTTGTGATACTAATTATCTTTTAAAATTTTAATTATTAAATTTTTTAATTCTTTATTTCTTTTATTTAATAAAATTTCTATTAATTGTGTTGAAAATAAATCAACATATTTTTCTTCGGTTCTATGTCTTATTTTTAAACCGTTATACCAAACTAAAAAATGTAAAAATTCATGTATTACTGTTATTAGTTTTTCTTTTGGATTTAAGTCTTTATTAATAGTAATCTCGGCTTCGCTTAAATCAAATTGCCCGTCGCATTTTTCTTTTGTTGCTTGTTGTTTATTCCAATACTTAATAAAAAACTTTTTACGATCAATAAAAAAATGTTTAGGCAACTTAGCCATAATTATTTTTTAAATATTTTTTTAACTGCTTTTTTTAATCCTTTAGCTCTATTTTCAGTTGGTTCTAAATTTTTAACTGAGTCTTTTGTTATTTCTGCTTTACCCATTCCAACTAAATATTCACCGTCTGTTTGTGAAGTTTCTACAACTGAACCTACTGAACAATGTTGTCCTTTAACGGCTACATCTTTTAAAATTTTTATTTTCATAATTCCTTTATTTAATTAATTTAAGATACGGGACGGCTTTCGCCGTCCCCTATCAGTACGCTAATTATTATTATGCGTTTAAGTCTTGGATAGCTGAGAAGCTTTCCGCGTGTCTTACTGCAATATCAATGTCATAGAAACTAGCAATTCTTGTAGCCCCTAGAGTTGATAATGAATAAGGGTCAACCATAACATCTAAATTACCCCATTCGCCGATTATTACATCATTGAAATTTCCGAATAATAAAGCTGAACAATCGCCCGATGAAGTACCTTTAGTTAAAGTATCTGGCATATTGCTTGTTACATTAACATTATATCCCATCAAACTTTTCTGATCGTTCATAATCATAACACTATCAGTTGAACTTACTTTTGCAGTTGTCATAAATCTTGCCACCTGAGTTGGTGTTGTGAACCAAGATAATGCGCCTACATCTGCGTTATCTTTTGACACTTCTTTCCAAGTATCAACAACTTTAGCCCAAGTACCAGCACCGCCGTTTGTTCCAATAGCAACAGAACCAATACCTGATTGATTAAGTATTCCTGTTGGTTGGTTAGACGAACCAGAACCTTGTAAAGCGCCTTTATCAACGGCACTTGCCAAACCATCGATTAAATCTTTTCTTAAAATCGCTTCGATAGCAACTGCACTTTGCGCCATTAAATGTCTTGAAACATCAACGTACGCTGAAACAGTTTTAGGGTTCATAGTTATTTGTCTGTAAGTTGGCGCGCCTTCTGTTGCCGCGTTATTTTCCGCAACCCAATATGCAGTAGTAACCGCATTAGCCGCAGGAATAGCAACATCACCTTTAAGTCCTGATAGAACTGTTGCACCCGCACCTCTTACTAGCGATCTTGCTCTTAACGCGTCAACGTAAGAACCCGCCAATAAATCAGTTGCAACCGTATGACCGCCCGCAGTAGCAGTACCTTGAGTTAAATCTCTTTTGTAGAAATTTGCATCACTTGGTACGAACATACCTCTTGCGTTTTTGCCTGATCTTTTTGCAATCTCATCTGAAGCTTCTTTTTCTAATTCAGCACCAGACCAATTGCCACTAACCATAGCTTTAACACCTCTTGCTAAAGAGTAATTTCTTTGTTCTTTTTTAGAAAGACCAATTTCATCATTTCTTGTAGCCAAAGGTTTATTTCCTATTTTTTCAAGTATAACACCTTTAAATTCGGCAACACTTAAACCATTTTTGATACTTTCATCTGCTAGAGATTTTAAGTTATGTTTTGACGCAACTGCGTATATTTCTCTAACTCTATCTACTTCGCTTTTTTGAATATCAGCTTTGATTTTTTCGTTGTCAACTTTAGGTGCTTCTTGAACATTCTCTTTTTTGTCCATTTTTATAACCTTTATAATTGATTGTTTATTTTTATTGTCGTCGTTTATAATTTCTTTTGATCTATTAACACCCACGCTTTGATCTGCGGGTATTCCGACAGAAGAAATCTCTAACGGTAAAGTTGCTACTTTGTAACTTGGCTTATCCTTGTCCTCGTCCTTAGTTTTAACTTTTTCCATAGATAAGACTTCATAACCAAACGATATATTTGGTCTTATGCCGTCTTTAATGTCTTGAAAGATAGAGTTTGCTAAATCATTTTTACCAAAACGAACTTTTGCTCTACCGCGAGCATCGGCAATTTTTACTTTCTCAACAATTCCTATTACTTTTGTTGCGTCGTGATCTGCTAAAAACGGTGCATTACCACTAGCAAGAAAAGATAAATCCATTTTATCGTGATCAATTATTTCCATTCCAAACGCGCGTTCATAAGGCGTTTCGCTTGAAAAAGATAAATCAATACTACGATCTTCTTCATCTATATATTCTTTTTTAATCGTTGCAGTTCTAAAATATTTTTTACTTTTAACTGCTTTATTTGCTTTTTCATTTTCAAAAGTTTTATCCTCAGGTTGTTGTTCCTTAGGCGCTTCTTCTACTTTAGGCGCTTCTTCTACTTTAGGTTCTTCTTTAACCTCAGGTTTTTCTTCCGATTTTGCAGACTTCATTTCGCCTTTACCAAAAGTTATAGTAACTGCTTCGTCTGTTTCTTCTATTTTTTGTATATGTTTTTTTTCCATTATTTTTTACCGTTTATTTCTTGCCAATCGAATAACCAACTAACAAACTTATTCCACATTTTTTTTATCTTCGTTTTTATCATCTTCAATATTTTCATTATTTCCCCCTGTTGCGCCTTTATCCCCGTAAGGTTCGTACGCAAAGTTAATATTAAAATCTTCAGCTAATTTTTTCTCTTTTTCTAATTGTTCAAAATGTTCTTCAACATCACGACCCGTTTTGCTAACCACATCTTGCAAACTAACTACACCCGCTTTAAGACCAACTACATTTGCGTTCATTTCTTTTAATGGGTCTATCCAATCAAAAGCGCGTGGTATAAATACAGTATCATTAAACTTATTGTATTTTGACATTGGTAAAGGCGATAATTGTTCATCGCCAATTGTTAAATACATTTTTAACCAACGTTCATATACGGGTTTGCAAAAATGATTAATTACAAATTGTTGTATTGTTTTATAATAATCTCTATCGTTTAAACTTGCTTGCCTTATAGACGAATAATTTACTGAACTATAATCGTTACTTAAATCATTATAAGAAACATTAAGTCCAGCGCTTATCTGTCTTAATATACTTTTTATAAAAGGGTCAAAAGCAGTTGTTGGGTGTGTTGTATCAAACTTTTTAAAGTCTGCGCCACTTGGCAACTGTTGTATTGTTCCCGCTTCTACATTCATCATAGGACTAAAACCGTCGCTAGATGTATCTTCGCCTGTATATGCGTCGCCACTTGGACTTGTTATAAATCCCATAGCGCTTGCATTAACTCTTGAAGCAACTAATTCAGCTTCCGCGTATGCGTGAAGCATTTTTAATTCTTTTAGTACACTAGATATTGGACTATACCCTCGCGATTGGTTCGCCCGTTCGGGTATATAAATATGTAATAAATTTTCAGCACTTACTCTTGAACTTCTTTTACTTCCTGAGTGCATAAAATATTCATAAGGATTTTTGTCAAATAAATAATAAGCAATAGGTCGTTTAGTTTCATTATGAAACTCAACGCCCATTCTTATTTCATTCTTACCATTATGTCCGTTTCTATTCTCGTCAATTAAATCGCAATCTAAAAAATTAATTGCAAATTTAAAATCGTTATCTGCATTTTCAACAAATTGTATTAAAACTTCACCGTCGGTGAATAGAGTTTGCACTAATAAATTCTGCATGTCTAACCAACCTAATCTTTGAGATAAATCGCAGTTATCTTTTAATATCCATCTTCGCCATCTACTCTCAATTATATTGTTAGCCACATAATCTAAATTTTGATTTGCGTCTTTTGATCTAACTTGTAATTTAATACCGTGAGAACCAATTACATTGGTTTTCATTAAGTTAATATAACGTCTTACAAATTCGTTATTACGCGATAAATCTCTACATCTATCTCTTAATCGTCTTATGTCGTTTTTTAATATGTCGTCAATTGATCTTGTTCCACTTACAAAATCATTTAATAAACGGTTGCTACCCGCACCGTCAAAACCTTTTTTACTAAAATTTTTTCTGTTTCTATTCCAAAACTGATACCATTTTGCCATTTAATTATCCCTTAGTTACCGATTTTATATTTCCTATTTCTATGATGATCGTAGTAGCCAAGAGTTGAAGTGTTGCCAAAAGATACTTTAATAGTGTTTCCTGAGCCGTCGCCGTTTTCGTTTCTCATCTTATTAAGTTCTCTATTGTATTCTGCTTTGTAATAATTTCGCCATTCCAATAATTCTGATACGGTCATTTTGTTTAATGATCGTCCAGCTATTGAATAACTTGAAACATCTTTGTCTGCTTTACCCTCTAATAAAGACTCGATCTTATCGAGCATTATTTTTGCGTGTGTTCTTGGGTCTGCACTACTACTTGCCAAGTTAGGTTTAACCGTTACTTGGCCTCGATCAACGGTAACTCTAGCGTTATCACTTGTACGAGTAACGTAAGCGATAAAATGATATATCCCCGCCGTCTTGCCCGCAGTTGTTGAAGCGCTTAAAGTAATTAAATAATCGTCGTTGTCGGCAGTTGCGTCAACTGAAAATGACGCGCCTGTACTCTCTAACCTAAAATAATAAGTTAAAGTGTATGCTGAATTACTATAATCCGTGTTTAAATCTGTTATTTTCCATATAGCCGTATCACCTGAATATATTGTGTACGGTATTTTTTCTTGAATTGTTGTTAATACATTTGTCATTTAATCTCGCCAATTAGTTATAAAGTTGTTTTTTATCTTTGTTCTTTGTGGTTTTTGTTTAGGTTTTTTTTCTAAACTATTTTTAATTTTTTCTAAGTCTGCATTTAAAGATATAAAAGATATATAAGCATAAATAAAACAATCCCAAGCTTCGTTTCTTTTTCTTATTTGCACCCATTCTCTAGTTGCAACACCTTTAATATATCTTGTTTTAATTCTTTCAGATTGTAGTTGTGCAAAATATTCAAGGTCTAAATGCTTTGGAAAGTGAACATAACCATTACCAACTTTATCTATCTTCATTCTTTGCAAAACAATATCTTTTGCACTATCAACACCAACTGCAAACAAAGGTGTTTTCATAATGTTGTTTGTACTTGCACGTCTTGGAAAAATTGGTTTATTTCCTGTTACACCTTTAATAGCATATATTCTACGCGCTACCTTATTCTTACAAAAACTATAAACTTGGTTAGTGTAATAACCACTATCAATACAAGCGGAAGAAATTAAAAATTTCTTTCCGTCTTGTCGTTTATAAACTCTTTTTAATTCTTGATCTAACTTTAACCATATAGAAGCAACAGACGGGTCGCCATATAATACAATATGATCTATAACCCAAATTTCCTCATTAAGACCAATTCCTAATACACTTAATTCAATTCTGTTTGCCTGTACGTCAATTCCCGCAGTTAGTAAAACAACACCCTCAGGTATTTCTTCAGGTGTATAATCTTCGGTTCGTTCGTTTAAACTTAAATCTAATCCTGTCCCTTTATCTTCAAAACTTTCGCCTAGTGTTGTATTTATAAACACCTTTAAAGTTTCAGGCAGTTTCTTTTTTTCTAAAAAATCTTTTACTATGTCCTCTAACCTAGACCAACTACTATAAAATTCGTTTAAATGAAAACCCGCAACGCCTGTAAAATTATCTGTTGGTTGCCATTGTCCCTGTCTTATAGCTTTCCAACGTTTGCTATCGTCCCATTTATCATTACAAAATCTACAAGCATAATGAGTTTCGTGTAGTTTATCTTTATCAAATTTAACTTGTTTAAATTCTAAAACTTGAAGTTCTTTACACTCAGGACAAGGAACATAAAATTTTCTTTTATCAGATATATTATATTCTTGTTCAATTCTACTAAGACCTTTAATCGTAGGTGTAGAACACATTATTATTTTATTGTTCCAAAACGTCGTAGTTCTTTTAGTTGCTAGTGAAACAACATCGCCCTCACTTGCGCTTAATTCAAATCTATCAACCTCATCTAATAATAAAACTCTTATTGGTCGTGAAGCTAAAGAACTTGTACTATTAGAACCAACTAAACTTATATGTCCGCCTGTAAAGACCTTATGTAATACTGTATTTCCACTATCTCGTTCTCTTGGTGGTTTAACCTTATCTGTTAAAACAGGACAATCTCTAATCATAGAACTTAATCTATCTTTACTAAAAGATTGCGCCATTGATAGAGTTGGTTGAACCATTAATATTGGACTTGGTTCGTAGTGTATAAAATAACCTATTATATTTTCTAATAGAGTTGTCTTACCCACTTGCGAACTTGTCATAAAAACAACTCGTCTAACATTAGGGTCGCTAACTGCCCTCATCATTCCATCTTGATAGTAAGCACGGTTAATTAAATACTTGCCCGCTTCGCTGCTACTCTCAGGACTTAGGTAACGGTACTTTTCCGCCCATTGACTTATCGTCAACGGTTCTATCGGTTGAAACAGACTTACTGCTTTCAATATTGTGTTGTGTATCTTTTGGTGTTGTAAGTTCAATGTCCTCGCCTTTCGCTAATTCACTTAACGCTTCGGCAATCTGAGTAGTTAAGATATTTTTACAAACATCTATTCCACTCTCAACTGCTAAGATTGGTGCTAGTTTATTGGGTATTGCTTCTAATTTATTCTTACAAGATAAAACTAGGTTCGCCCATTGTTTATCAACTAGATCGCGGTCAAGTAGATTTCCCTTTTCTTTTTCTAAATTTAATTCTAATAATTCTGCTTCGGCAATCGCTTTGTTTTTCCGCGCTTCATCTAAGCTTATCAACTTATCTGTCTTATTATACAATTGTTTAATAACATCTTGTATTAAATAATATTTAATCTTACCGCTTTGCTTAATGACTTTGCATTGAATTAAAACTTGACCCAACTTACGTCGGTCAATATTTAATTCACTCACGATTTGTGAGGCGGTCATTGGTGTTGGTATATAACTCATTTATTCTTTGTTTTGCTATTTTAAAATAATTACTATCTTGTTCAATTCCTATAAAATTTCTATTAAGATTTTTACAAGCAACCCCTGTACTACCTGATCCCATTGTAAAATCTAAAACAGTATCATTTTCGTTAGTATATGTTTTTATTAAGTATTCTAATAAAGCTATTGGTTTTTGAGTTGGATGAAGTTTGCTTGTTCTTTTATATTCTAAAATTGATTTTGGATAATTAGTAAATTTTTGTTTATAATGACTTCTTAATTTTTCACTTCCTAAATGTTTTAAACTTCCTGCTTTATTTTTGTTTGATTGAATAATATTACACTTAATTAAATCTTGTGGATAATAATTATGTTTTTTATTACTAAATATACTTACCAACTCATGTATTTTTAAAGGTTGATGTTTAACTAATTGAAAATTACCACTATTGTTTTTTTTCCAAACCCAATCGTACTTAAACCACTTAATATTTGATGTTCTTAAATAACTACTAAAAGGCTCACTACCAAACAAAGCTATACAACCATTATCTTTAATAATTCTTTTTAACTCAATCCACATTGGCTTAAATGGAATTATGCTATCCCATTTACATTGTGTTGTACCATAAGGTGGGTCTGTAAGTATAAGATTAATAGACTTATCAGATATTGTTGGTAATACTTTTAAACAATTATCATTATACAATTTCATAGTGTTGTGATGTATAAAAACTTTTTTCTGTCGCTACAAAACATCTTGGGTCGGGAAAAAACC